TCCCGGTCGAGATGACGACTTCAAGAAACGAGAAATAGCCAAAAACGGAATGCTGAAGTGGCTGCAGGAGTTTGAATGCTGCGCTGGACACGAGATTGTTGCGGTGGTGGACCCAAATGGGCACACATACGAAATATCAATGGAGAATCTCGCGCTCCAACTCAACCACACCCCACTGGATGAAATGAAACCAGGAGTATATGCAAATTCTGATGGCTTGCGCATCCTCACCCCTGGTGGCTTTGAGACATTTGATGGAGTGGCGTTTACGGGTGTGCGAGATGTTGTGAGTGTACGATTCACGGACGGGAACTCTCTCACAACAACATTGGACCACAAAGTGTTTGTGCGAGGACAAGCCGTTCAGGTGAGTTCACTCCTTCCAGGAATGCGGTTGAGCGGTTACCAGAAACCAAAGATCGTGGCGTCGATTGGATTGGTGGGACGCGAACGGGTGTTCGATGTTGTGAACACCGAATCTCACACCTACTTCACAAGTGGGGTGGTATCTCACAATTGTGTATTCGTGTCGTCAGATCCTCTGTTGATTGACAGCATGAAAGCTCAGTTGTTGATTCCAACAGAACCTGTAACGGTGAATCACGGCATCAAAATATGGGAGCATTTTAGCCCCGACAACACCGAAGCTGGCGACTTAGTCGACAAGGAGTCAAAGCAGGGCAAGGCAAACTCATCTGGCTCGTTTGACAATTGGTACAAATCAAACACCCAACAATTTAGCGAGTCACCATCGCTAAAACCCAACAACAAGCAGTGTATCATGACCGTCGACCCCGGAAAAGGGATTGGAAATGATTACACTGTCATCGAGGTGTTTTCTTACCCAGGACTGTCTCAGATGATGGAGTATCGAACCAACTCCACCAAAACAGGTGAAATCTACAAAGTGCTGAAGTATTTGTGGAAGAAGGCTGGTCAAGCAAAGTGGGATGTGCTGTTTACCGTCGAAAACAATGGGGTTGGTGAAGGGTTGATTACCCTATTCGAAACCGACGAGACTCTTCCAGACAATGTGGAAATGATCTCCGATGGTGGCAAGCAGCAGGGTATGAACACCAACAACTCCAGCAAGCTTGGCGCGTGTCGAATTTTTAAAGAGTTCATTGAAAGTGGGAAGCTGAAAGTGGTCAGCCCCGACCTAATTCGCGAAATCAAAACATTCGCTCAGAGTAAGGGATCGTATTCCGCACAACTGGGCAGCACTGATGATTGCGTGTCTGCAACCTTGCTCGTGTGTCGAGTTGTCAAGCAACTGGCATCATATGACACCGATGCTTACGATTCCCTATACACAGTTGGAGAGTTGTCGGACGACGACATTGTGGGGGGCGAGGATGGTGGTGATGACTACGACGAGATGCCGATCATCTTCTAATAAAAAAAGCCCCTAACGGGGCTTTTTTATTGCTTCAGAAGCTGCTTCAAGAACTTCTGGATCTCTTGTTCGAAGAATCGCTGAGCTGTTGTGTCCTCTTGCATTGCTTCAGCGAGGGTAAGCACGCGTCGACCTTGAATGTCTTGTTGCAGGGATTCGTAGATTGATGTGGGCATGGCCATTGGCGCTGATGGAGTTGCGACAAGGTCGATGCAGCGGCAGATGAATCCACGAACATTACCACCTTCCATTACCTCGCCCGTTCCACGAGTTGAGACACCCAGTCGACCACCACCCTCCAGAATCTTGGAAGCGATGAGGCCCATCGGGGTCTCGAGGATCTTGATTCGTCCAACTGCATTGCTTCCAACCATTCGGAGAGATTCAAACATGTGGGACACGTTTTTCAATTCGACAGAGATGCGCGAATCGAGAGGGTGATCCAATTCACCGTAACACTGCTTGTTGTTGATATCCTCTTGCAATGTGTCCACTGCGGTTTGGATTTCGTTCAGTGGGTAGTTCCGCTGATTGCGGTTTTTTGCTTCCGCTTGCATGCAGATACCCTCCAGGTACCACATGCGCTTTTTTGTGACCGAATCCTCAACCGACTCAGTCACAAACTGTGCCTGGTCAGGTGTATACGTTTCAAATAGGATGGAAGTTGACATCTGAGTAAGATAAGTGTTGACGTATTTATGTCAACAGTCAACACTTATCTTATCACGCTGTCGCAGCGGGAGGTGGTGGTTCAATCCCTCTGTGTGCATCAACATACGGGTGCACATCAAGAGGGACGTTGATGTGCTTTGCAATTGCACGCATTTTCAGGTCAATGATACTGGAGAGGGTGGCTGATGTGTCCTCTCCAGCAATCGTCTGGTTGATCATGGTTTCATACTGTTGGCGCAGAGCTGGGTTCATCAGATTTTCCTATCAGGTGGAGTGGGCGCCTCTTCAGCGCCCGCGTCTGGCGTATTTACATTCAAGTCTTCAGCGGGAGTTTCCCCTCCACCCTCGTCGAAATCAGCGTTAGCGTCAGGTTCTAACCCAAAATCACCAACACCCCCACCTCCAAATCCTCCGCCTCCGCCCCCACCTAATCCATCAGCACCCTCTGCCTGATACAGTTTAGGGATCAGCAGTGGATCATTCTCTTTGATGTTCTTTTCCTCACGTAGCATTCGTTGGTTTTCAATCACCTCATTCTCGGTGAGTTGCAGGAATCGCTTCAAAGCAAAACGAGGTGACAGGTACGGCACCGTCGTGGTTTGACTCAACAACCCCAACAGAGCACCATCTTTCTCTGCCTGTCGGTATGCACCAAAGTTGCTGGGTTCTGGGAGACGAACTTCAAACTTTGAATCGTCAATTTTAACCCCGACGTTTTTCAGAAACCTCTTGAATTCCGCATCCAATGTTTGTTCCATTGCGAGCTGATGACGCTCGACAAATTTGGAAAACCGCAACTCTTGGATGAATGCACTTCCGAGGCGACCATCGGAAATCACAGCAGGTGAATCTGCTCTGTGCCAGTTTTGAGGAACACGAAGTCCCTCGAACAACTTGTTGCTGAAGTAGTCCAAATCACTCAAATCTCCCAGATTCTGACCTCCAGGGAGAACCTCGATCTTGCTACCTTTGCCCTCGCTGCCGGTGGCAACATAGAAGTCTTCCATCATATCCTGAGGATCGTAGATGTTGTCAACCGTGGCAGAGTTGTCAACAGAATTCAAAGCTGGCACCTTTCGTTGGCGCATTTCCAGCTTGATCTGATCCATATATGCTTTCCGTCGCTGAGGTGGCATCCGACCAACATCAATGTAGAACACGCGACGCTCTGGTGCTCGTTGCACTCGGTAGATGATGATGGCATCTTCAATCAACTTCTTCTGTTGATATGCTTTGTATACAGCAGACAACACAGACAACCCAAAAGGAGCTGACGTGCTCATGTCGTTGTTGAGTGTGAACCAAATCAAATTCGCTAACGGTTCAACGGACAACTCCTGTTGTTTCATTGAAGTTGGCTGACCTTGATTCACACCCTTGTGGTTTTGGTTGACTACCAGACCAATCACATTTTGAGCGTCATTTTGATCAACATACGCACCAGACACCTGTTGCATGGGTAGGTGCTCCCACTTCGAGAATGGCTTCGGCCGCTTGAAGACCACATCACCATACTTGATCAAATTTCGAGCAATAAAGAACAGTTTTGTGTTCAAACCCGTCATTTTGATCCATCGACGAAGTGCGATGTTGACGGTGTTTTGCTCCGACTCCGTCAATTCGCCATCTTCTGCATGAATCAACAACAATTCGTCGCGAGTACCATTGGTCATTTCCTCAGCGATAATGTCGAGTGCTCGCGATACTTCAACATCGCTGTCCATCAGGTTGTATTCTGTGTACCGAGATGTTCGGTTACCAGAACCTGTGACGATGTTTGAATACCAACCAGTGATGTTCCCAACAGACAAGCTATCGAACGTCACATTGTCAGCAATTTGAGCTGGCGTTGGCTCAGCATCAACTAGCTTGAAATACCCCGTAAACTTTGCCTGCTTATTCATCTACACACCAACAATTGTGGCGTATTTACTACGCCACAACTAATGTTACCCAACAGCTGGTGTGGTGAAGGGTGGGAACTTCGAACCTAGTTTGGATAGCGCGGTGTCCACACTACCCTCCAACTGCTCCAGTTGTTTTTTGATCAACTTCAATTGGTCAGGAAGCAGTTGGTTTTGGGCAACGACGAGTTTGGTCAATTGGTCAGCCATGGTTTTGAAGTACACTTCCTGCTGTTCTGCTTTAACTTGCGAACCTGAGCTTGGTGCATCTAGCACAGCACTTGGAGACGGTGCCCCTGACTTTGACACAATGTCACTGGGTTTGCTGCCACCACTGTCGCCAGTTAGTCGACCCCAGTTGTCATACAACCCATACGCTCCGCCAGCAAGACCACCAACGACTGCACCAACTGCATTACCAATGATAGGAACAGCGGTGCCTATCATTGCACCCATCGCCGCACCACTACCTGCTGAAGTTAGTACATCAAGCCCAGCTGCAGTTTTTGTGTGTCCTTGATCAGCAACATAACCAGAAGCCATGCTACCAACAACACCAACAGCTGCTCCCAATGCACCTTTTCCCACAGCACCTCGCACTGTGGGATTCTTCGCTGCTTCTGTCAACCAGCTTAGCACCCCACCAGCTTTTGATTTCCCAACATCCAACAGGTCACCAAGTTTCCCAAGTTTCCCACCACCACCGAGGCCGGGCAACTTCGACGCAAACCCACTCAGAACCTTCGAAGAAACAAGTGCGGTGATCACAGAAGCAATAAACACAACTGGACTCGATGTTCCAGCGGCATAAATCGACTGCATCTTACTGATCATGCTTCCAAACCAACCAGACCCAGCTCCCTCTGAACCTTCAGCAACCTCAGCTGCCCCTGCTGCTGATCGTTTCTTTCCTGTGTTGATTAGGGCTTGGTCACCACTTGTCTCGATTTCCGACTTCAGTCGGTCACGAATGCTTTCGTAGTTGCGAGCCATGCCAGCATCGACGTTCTCATAGCGCTGACTACCTTCGGTTGCGGCAGATTGCAACTCTGTTGTCGTCAATTGCTCCAGTCGCTTAATTTCTCCTTGTAGGCGTCGACGCTCTTCGTCTGGCAAGGTTTTGTCCTGCAACTGTGTGCGAATCCCAGCCATTTCCTCTCGACGAGCTGTCCATTTACCAGCCTGTGCTGGGTCCATGCTCGAGATCATTGCCATCATCTGATCGAGTGTGGCAGCAGTTTTCACTCGCCCACCCAACGTTGAATTCAAGTCTCGGCGTGCTGCGGCACGACTCATCTCACGTGCTTGTTCCAGAGTGTAGCCATTGACCATCAATTGCTCTTCACTCTGAAGAATTGCCTGAACTCGCTGTTGTTTTTCGTGATCCTGCAGTCCAATCATCCCCAACCGGAAGTCGTTATCCTCATACAACGCGGCTGTCATTTTCGCAATTTCTTGGATACTGCGTCCTGTGGCTCGAGAAAATCGCCCCATTACTGGAACAAGCGAATCAAACCCTTGTTTCGCTTTGTCTGCGCTGATGCCACTTTTGGACATTGCTTCGTACATATCACCGGCAATGCGAGCAGCCTCATCACGATTCATGGTAAATTGGAACATCTGGTCAGTTGATGACTCCAACGCATCACGAAATACTTTCTGCGATTGGGAGGTGAGCTGTGATGTTCTCGATGCAGCCAAAACCTCTTGATACACTCGCGACGATATCCCCGACATGGCCGCATCCATGTAGTTGACAAACAACTCCGAGACGCTGCTTGCCACACCATGTGTTGACTGCCACTGCAGGTCAGTATACATGTCAAACGCAGCTTTTCCGATTAGCGCCCCTGTCGCCAAATCTTTCAGCTTACTACCCAGAAATTCTGTAACTCTCCCCAGCAGGTTCATCCGCGTGTCAAGGACAGCGGTGGTGTTGATGTGCTCTCCTTGAGCAGCTGCCAACTTTTCGCGGTGTTGATGAACTTGTCTTGTGGTTGCAACTATTGCAGCCCCAAGCATTTCAACTTCTTCAATATTGTTGGTTTGCTTTGCTTCCTCGTACTGAGCTTGCAACTCTTCCAACGCGAAAGAACTCTCGGTAATTTGAGCAGTGAGCTCGTTCATTGTTTTGCTCAACTTGCGTTGATTCAAAAACAACTGAATGTCGTTCTGCTCCGCAACAGCATCCAACTGCTGCTGTCTCGTGGCAGCTTCTGTCTGTTGACTCAACCAAGATGAGTTTGCATCAACCATTGCATCCATCATGCTGATACGCAGATCGTGGTCGGTGTTGGCTGCAATTGCAGCTTCAACTTGTGCTGCAACGACTGAATCAATTGACCCCGTCATTCGCTCACGAAGCAGTGTGCTGGTTCGTTCATACTCAGCAGCCACCTCAACCGACTTGTCGCTCAGCTTGGCAAACTGCTCCGACAACTCCTCAATTTCGCTGTTAATGACATCCAGTTCGCCTGTTGACTTCTCCGCCACTGCCGCGTCTGCAGCTTTGATCCGGTCTGCCAACAACGTCTGCACACGACCCAACTCGCCCGATATTGAGTTGAATGCAGAGTTTGCAGATGTTACACCAGACGCCAGATCATTCAACGTGCGTTTAGAATTAAGCGCAAGTTTCCGTTCCTCTTCTCGATTCTCTCGAGCGAGTTTCAGATTCTGCTGATGGTCGTCAATCAACTCTCGAGTGTTTTCACCAACCTGTTTTGTCTGCTCTCGAATTTGCTTGGTTCGAGCACTAATTTGTTCGAGGTGCGCCTTGTACGCACTCTCGTCCATTTTGTGGTTCTTTTGGAGAAGAGCTGTTGCTTCCTGCTGTTGCTGTACAAGTTTACGCAGCGATTCTGCACTTGCCACATTGAGCTTTTGCATCCGCTCCAGATTCTTGTGGTGTTTCTTGTTGGCCTTCTCAACCTCATCTGCCGTGTCGTTTACAGCATCGAAATTGACATTGAGAGTCCGAAGGGTTTTGTTGAGTGATTCGATGGTGGCAGACAACGACCGCGTCGCGTCAGTAATCGCGGTCGCTGCCTTACCACCCGTTTGACCTGGAGTTGTTGCCATTTGCTAGTTTTCGACGTGGGGTATTTAGCCGAAATTAGTAGTTTGGATACATTTTGGCCTTTTCTGCCTCGAGTCGATGTGTCACAAACTCGGAAATCATCTGACGCTCAGCAAACGTACGTTCGAGCATTTGGTCATATGATATTGCACCCCGCATGAAGTACACCAATTCAATAACCTGTTGAAGCAATGCGCGACCTTCACCCTCCAGCTGTTCAAACATCCCTGTTATTGCGGCAGGCTGGCCTGAACGGAGGGTTGCGTAAAAAAACTTTGTGGATTCAGTGGAACATTCAGTGTCAGTGCTGCTTTGCAGTCTTTGCACACGACGTCTGATTGAAACTCCAATCCAAATTTGTTGACCTGCTCAACGTGGTGGGTTAGATCAGCAACCCATGGTGGTGGGATGGTTTCCAACCACTCTCGGATGAACCCCTGCTCACTGACACCATCAACATCTACCAATGCAGGTGCAAGCCCTTCAATGATTGTGGAACTAATCATTTGAGCAAACTCCAAATCACTGAGTTCTCCTGCGTTGCGGTTTTCCATGGACCGCTGAGATGCGGCGATGACATCTGCAAGGAGATATGGTCGAATGTTGACACTTTCGCCAGACGGCATCGTGTACTTCAACCGCTCTTTGAATGTTGTGGGGTCCAGTTCTTTGATCTTGTTGAGGAACTGTCGGACGTCAATGTTGTATGTATGAGGTTTGTGATTTTCACAGCTGTGATCATACTTGATCTCAACCGTCGATCCATACGTGATCTTTCGCAGTATAACCAGGAGGAAATCGACGTCCTTCGCGATCAATTCGAGAGGATTCACAATCTGTGGGATGCATCGAGAAAACGTCTGGACTATCGCCTGACCACTGAACAACAGATCAGGTGTTTTCATCAGAATTTCTTCGTAAGTTGCCATCGGGTAAACATGGAGTTCACCCTTCTCCAAAACTTCAGGTGCAACTTGGTTTGTGGTGTAAGTGAGTGCTCGACTTGGGAGCCGCACAGTTTCACCAGGAAGTCGTTTGCTCTGCAGCAGTGGGTTCACTACAATTGGCGTATCTGTCATGTTGGGAGGTGGCGCGATTCGCTATTTACGTGCAAAGAAAAAGGGGCCCTTAAGGGCCCCTTTTGTATTAGGTACCGAAGCACCCATCAGGATCAGAACTTCACTTGAGTTCCGCGGACGGTTGCAACCCAACGAATCGAAGTTGCAGCAGCACCGGTCACGGTCACAGCCAGGGCGCCGTTGGTGGTGTCGGCGGACACCACAGCATCCCATGTAGAGCTGGTTTCGCCCAGGATGTTCTTGCTGGGAGTACCGATGAAGCTGGTTGCAGCAGCATTTGCACCACGCAGAGCCACACCGTCAAAACGGTAGCCAGCAGCAGCAGTTCCATCAGCCTTCAGACCAATCACTTGCACGGTGAATGTCCAAGCGGTGTTGTTGGCCAGAGTGGCGCGAGCATCGGTGCCGTTCAGGAACAGTTCGGTAGCAGTTGCATCGCTGGTAGCGTTGCGGAGCACCAGTTCGAACCCTTGGGCATCACCAGATGCAGCGAAGTAGCCACTTGCGTGAGCCAGTTCACCAGTCAGAGCAGCAGCAGAGGCGGAACCCAGAGCCACGGCGTTGTTGCCAGTAGCAGAAGGAGCAACCTGAGACACACCGTTCTCTTTGTACAGAGTCAGACCCACATCAGCCGGCACCAGGGCACGGAAGGTAGGAGCTGCATCCACACCAGTGGCGGGGCCAGCGAACACCATGTTGGCGGCTTGGGTAGCCAATTCGCCAGTCAGAGTGCCAGTGGTCGTCACAGGAGAACCAGACACCGTGAAGATGCTTGGCAGGTCCAAACCAACGCTCGTCACACCAGTGTTGGCCACTGTGATTGTGCGTGCGCCGACGTCCGGAGTCAAGCTGATGCCAGTGCTGGGGACCAGGGTGTATGTGGTGAACGTGTCGGCAGCAGTAGCCATCACGATACCAGTTGTGGCCAGGGCAGCCAGGCTGTCCAAACCAGCGTCATACGCCTGCACTCCAGAAGCAGAACCCTTCGCGCCATTCACCCAGTTGGTGCCGTTGAAGTACACCACGTCGCCAGAGGTGGCGCTCGTGATCACAACATCGGTCAGGTCATCCAGGGCCAGGTCGGGGGCAACAGCGTTCTGAGAAATCGGCACCCACTTGCCAGCAGTAGCGTCCCAAGTGATCAGGTCACCATCAGCCTTGGCCGCAGTGGTCATGTCGACGTTCAGCAGGTCTTCCAGGTCAGCGGCCAGAGACACAGCACCAGCAGTCACAGAGAACTGATCGGTGTTGAAGCTCGCCACACCCTTCACGGTTGTGCTTGCGTCAGCGGCAGAGATTGTGATCACGCCAGTGTCGTAAGCAGTGCTCAGAGCACCAGCACCGTTCACAGCCAGAGAACCACCCAGAGCAACTGTTCCGTTACCAGCGTTGCCAGTCACAGAGAAGGTGCTGTTGGCCAACATTGCGTTGGTCACGTCACCGGTGTCGATGAAGATACCGTTGGTGCCGTTTTGGGTGATACCTGCGCCAACACGGAGAGCCAGTTGAGCAGCAGTGTCGGTGGAAGCATCAGCGCCGTTGACGGTCAGGAACAGAGCGCTACCAGTGTAGACGTCAATACCAACTTCGTCGGAAGGCAGCTGAGCAATACCAGCACCCAGGTTCACGTTGATGGTGTTGCCATCTTTCGACAGACCATTACCAGCAACGATTTGGCCAGCGCCAGTGAACTGCACCCAAGCGGATCCGCTGTACACGTAACCAGTTTCGGTGGCAGAGTCAAACAGGGCCCAACCATCGGCAGGGGCAACGCCAGCGTCCAGCGTGTCGGTTGCAGTGGCAGTGTAGACCTTGCTGTCAACTGTGTTCAGGTAACGCTCGCCAACCACATAGGGGCCAGTGGGAGCGCCAGCTGTCACAGAAGCAACAGGCTCTTGCCAAGACAGACCACCAGCCAGACTGTCAACGTAGCCCTTGGTGGCAGCGTCGTTGGCGTTCTGAGGAGTAGTCAGACCGATCACAGTAGCGGTACCACCGAACGACAAGTTGCCGCTCATGGTGTCGCCAGAGACGTTCACGTAGGTGGAGTCAACCAGACCAGTGATGTCAGACGCAACCACAGCGGTGTTGCCGGTCACGCGACCAAAACCATCCAGAGTCACCTTCAGGAAAGAACCAGTGGCGCCCTGTGTCACTTCGGCCAGATCCACAACAGCATTACCAGCAACCATGGCACCGTTGGTGACCACGACATTGCCAGAGGTACCTTCGATGGCGCGAGATGCGTAGGTGATGGCTTGCTCGTCCAGGCCGTCGTTTGTGCGAACAACAATGCCTTCGCCGGTCATGGCATCCAGACCAGCTGCGTTGCCAGAGGCTTCGTAGCCCAGAGTCAGGGTGTCACCAGTGTGATCCAGAGTCAGGTCGCCAGAGACGGCCAGAGTCTTTTCTGTGTATGCGCCAGCGCCGGTGCGATACACCAGACCAACAGCATCCAGGGCAGCCAAGCCAGTCAGTTCAGCGTTTACGCTGATTGTGGGGTTGCCAGCAACGCCGTCGCCGTTTGTCACGGTCACGGGAGCGGTACCAATGAACTCACGAGCCACGTAGGTGCCGTCGTCCAGACGAACAACGGGGCCATCAGCTTGGGGGTCGATCTGGCTGAAATTCAGCAGTTCACTATCCAGAGTCAGAGTGATCGTGCCAGCGCCAGTCACAGTGCCGTTGGTCACAACGAGAGCGTTGTTGGCGGATTCCACTGTCACAGATGTGACGGTACCACCTTCGTCGGCCACCCAAGCGGTGCCGTCAAACACTTCCATTGCGTTCAGTGTGGTGCTCCAACGTTGGGTACCAGCAGGCACGCCGTTAGGGCGCTGTGCTTCAGTACCTGAAGGCAGAGCCAGACCACCGTTACCGATGATCTGCAGAGTTTGGCTACCACCCAACGGGGGCGCCACTGTGGTGTCGATTGTCAGAATGCTGGTAACCGCACCAGTGTCGTGATTGAAATTCATGAATGTCCTCAAAAGTTGAGCTAAACCGCTCAGTTCGTAATCTCGACCGTCTCAACCGCAGCCAGCCAACGAATTGTTTTACCAGATTCGCCAGTGGCTACAAATCTCAACGAGCCGTTCGTTGTGTTAACCGTGGTATTTATTGACCACCCTGGATTAGAGCTGCCTAAAATTTCCACAATTGGGGATCCTTGGAACGCTGTGCTGGCCGAACCTGCTCCTCTGTATATAACTCCCCTAACCATAAACCCTGCGTGCCCATCTGTACCATCTGTACGGTGGGCCGTAATTGTTGCTTTGAATGTCCACGTCGATTCATCAGGAAGAATCAGTGGTGATGTACCAGATGGGCCATCCAGAAAAAGTTCGCGTTGGAAGCCGTTTGTTGTAACAGCTTTCAATATGTATTGACCTATCTGGGCGTCGCCAGATGTTTGGAATCGCCCAGCTGCTCGAACCATTCCATGCTTGTGGCGTGCGACGCTCTGCTCTCCAAGTGCGTACGAGCCATCAGCAGTAGCTTGGGCGCCTGGACCAATGGCAATTGCATTGGCGCCAGTGGCAACTGGATATGGCGAGGTTGCTGCGTAGTTCTCGCGATACAGATTGAGGTAGTCAGATGGAATGTCGGCGGCAGTTAGCAGCCCAGCTTCCCGAACCCGACCTTGTGCGTCAATCCGCATTTTGGTATAGGTTCCAGGATTGACTCCAGTGTCGGTGAGAGCAATTGCTGGATTGGTGACGCCATTCGCGTCCGTGATTTGGATCTGATCTGCCGTTCCAGCAAGAGTGCGAGTAACAATTTCACCCGTCCCCTGCTGTCGAACGAGAAAACCGAATGTGTTCAGTTCCTCTAGTGATTTCAGTTCAGGATCAGTGATCGTGGAACCCCAGGAGGTTCCATTCCAGAGCAGTAGCCCGCTCGTAGTTGTGGACCACGCTATTGCTGGCCCACCCGGATTTGGGGTCGTTGCTCCATGTGCGATGGGAGCAATGACTAGTTGGTCAAATGATAGCTGCTTCATGGGCGACGCAATAGCGGAAGATTGGAGGATGGTACAATAGCACCAACTCTACCTTCCACACGAGTTGTGTGGAACGAGATCACCCCACAATCGTGATGCGATATTTATCGTTGCCCGGTGGAATTGCGAAAGATACAGTTGCCGTATTGATGTTGGCGAATGCGATGTCAACTCTCACGAGTTCGTTGGTTACCGAATCTCGAACCTGCGCGATCACATCGGCTGTGCCCAGATTATGGGTAATGGTATACACCAGATCAGCGGTGTTCCCAAACACCTGTGAATACTTCAGTGCTCCTGTTCCACCCCCAGTTGTGGTGCTGAACGTGTCAACAATTGACCCATTCATGTAGTTCAAGAGGTAGAAAGAGAATTTGTCTGGGAGTTGTTGGATCTGAACAGATGGTATGTTCAACAGCTCGTGATTCGGAGTCTTACGGGTGATCAACCCCTTGATGGAAAAGTCGTATCCAGACAAATCTGGCGATGAGGTTCCGTTGTTAGGATCAAATACCATTCGCGCAACAACACTGAACACCCCCTGGCTCGCGACACTTGTGATGGTGTATCGAGTGAGTGTCCCCATCTCAATGGATGATGTGTCGAGCACGATCACATCATTGGGTTGCACATTGTATCCAACAGCCAACCCCTCATTGTCCGAGATGTCGAATCCAACATCCCAAATGCCAGACCCATACTCCGTCTCGGCGAGGCTGGTGATTGTTACGACTGCGTGAAAAGCTACTGTAGACATCTGTGACTTATTTGGATCGATTATTTATTTGCACAATGAAACAAAAAAGGGTGCCGAGGCACCCTTTTTTACACAACCAACACTCGAAGTTTGACGCCGACGTTAGGCGTCATTCCTGTTCGCCCAATTGAAACTACACCACTAGCGATTGAGTAAGTCACGTTGGCCATCACTGGACCTGCTCCTGCCTCGTTCATGCTCACCATGATTGGGAAGATCATGCTGTTTAGGTCGTTCCCTCCGAACGGTTCCGGATACTTGATCATGAACCCAGACGTTGGGTTGAAGTTGATTGGGTAATGGACAGCGATCGTCCGCAACATCAGCCCAGCAGGTACGTTGTCAATCTGGACCACACTACCTCCTGTGAGAGTGGCAGTGATTAGGTTCAGGTCCGTCTGCGATCCAGACGCCACCACAACTAGCGTGCCATTCGCGCCATTGTTGGTCAGTGGAATGAACCGCTGCACCAGTGCTGTGGACCCTCCACCTCCATTGATTGTGACGGTAACGTCAGTACCAACGGCGGTTGCTGTCACACCATCACCTTGGAATGTGAGTGATGTTGCGCCAGTGGTTAGCGATGTTGATTCATCCGACACAGCAAGTGCTGATCCACTACCAGCCGGACCAGTGGGGCCAGGAATTGTTGAGGCTGCTCCAGTAGGGCCAGTTGGTCCCAATCCACCAGCAGTTCCGTTGATACCTGCTGGTCCTGTAGGGCCAGTTGCACCAACAGAACCAACTGCTCCCGTAGGTCCAATCGCGCCAATTGGGCCCGTCGGGCCAGGGACAATTGAGTCGGCACCAGCAGGGCCAACTGATCCAGTGGGTCCCGTTGGACCAGTCAACCCAGCGGTACCAGCGGGGCCAGTTGGACCAGGAATAGTTGAATCTGCGCCGGGAGCGCCAGGAGCGCCAGTTGCACCAATAGCACCTGTTGGACCAGTCGGGCCTGTTCCACCCAGTACACCGTCAACGCCAGCGGGACCAGTAGGGCCAGGGATCGTCGAAGCTGCTCCAGTAGGGCCAGTTGGACCAACATCACCAGTCAACCCAGTAGCACCAACGGGGCCGGTTGGACCAGGAACAACTGAATCAGCACCAGGAGCTCCAGTTGCACCAACTGCTCCCGTAGGTCCTGTTGGACCAGGAACAGTCGAATCCGCGCCTGCAGCACCAGTAGGGCCAGCGACTCCAGCTGCACCTGTTGGTCCTGTGGGACCAGGGCCACCAAGCACACCATCGGCGCCAGCTGGACCAGTTGGACCAGGAACAGTCGATGCGGCACCTGTTGGGCCAGTGGGGCCAATGTCGCCAGTCAATCCAACTGGGCCAGTTGGACCCGGAACAGTCGAATCTGCACCAGGAGCGCCAGTTGCACCAATTGCACCTGTGGGACCAGTAGGGCCAGCAACTGTGGAGTCAGCACCTGTAGCTCCAGTAGGGCCTGTTGGACCAACTGAGCCGACAGCACCATCAACACCAGCTGGGCCAGTGGGTCCAGGAACTATCGAAGCAGCGCCTGTTGGGCCTGTCGCGCCAACAGACCCTGCCAAACCAACTGCACCTGTTGGGCCAGTTGGACCTGGGGTGATCGAAGCTGCTCCTGTTGGGCCAGTTGGACCAGGAGCACCCGTTCCGTCAACACCAGCTGGACCAGTAGCACCAGTTGGACCTGTTGCGCCAATTCCAGCTGCGCCAGTTGGACCTACATCACCAGTTGGTCCAACTGGTCCAGTGGGGCCGGTAGCGCCATCAACACCAGCTGGGCCCACCGCACCTTGAAGCGAGGCTAGCCATTGAGCTTCAGTTCCAATAAATCCAGCGAGGACAGCTTGTTGATACGCTGACAACCCAGCACCCGTTGGGCCTGTAGCTCCAGTGGGGCCAGCCGTTCCAATCAACGACATCAACCAGTCAGCTTCTGTCCCAACGAAGCCGTTGGTCACTGCAACAGAGTAGGCATCTTCACCACCGGGGCCTGTTGGACCAACGGAGCCAGTTGGACCAATCAACGACATCAACCAGTCAGCTTCCGTTCCAACGAATCCACCAGCGACGGCAGCTGTGTATGCAGAAGGACCAACAATCCCCTGAGGGCCGGCTGGGCCCGTTGCACCCTGTAGTGAAGCAAGCCAGTCAGCTTCCGTTCCAACGAATCCACCAGCGACGGCAACTTGAAACGCAGACAATCCCTGCGAACCTGTTGGACCAGGAGCACCATCAGCACCCTGCAATGATGCGAGCCATTCAGCTTCTGTTCCGACAAATCCACCAGCAACTGCTGCTGTGTAAGCTGATGGACCAGGAGCACCATCAGCACCCCGCAATGATGCGAGCCATTCAGCTTCTGTTCCGACAAATCCACCAGCAACTGCAGTTTGGTATGCTGAATCTCCAGGCAACCCCCTAGGACCCTGAGTTCCTGGTGCGCCGCTAGCACCAGGCAATCCTGGCGCAGGTGGGAAGAAGCGAATTGAGGTCTCTGAAATTACCCGTGCAACAGGAGGCTGATTTGCGCGTGTTGGATTGGTGATTGCTGGATCAGTATCCGTCAACTGTCCCGACACGTCAACCCAGAGTGGTGCGTTGACAGTTCCCCAAGACCATTTCAGATTGTGAATAATGCCCTGCAACACAATTGAGCCATCATCATTCATGGCCATTGGATTGGACGCAAAACCAAGGATTCGATCGGTTGTATCCTCATACACCGCCAAGCGAACAGTGTTGAAGCTGTCATACGTCACGACGGAGAATTGTGGAATCGGCTCCAGTGCTTCAACAGAAATCAGTCGAGTTTCTAGTGAGTTGGGCGACGACACGGTTCCGTTAACGACCATGTCATCTTCAGTTGTGAACAATTCACCATTGCTTTTGCGAATTGGTCGACCATCCATGTCATACACAATTTTACCAACCATCCGAACACCAGTTACCCCAATCTGGGAACCAAAGGGGTAATACTCGACAATGGCTGCTTGTGCATACTTGGCAACAAACACACGAACTTTTTCGATCCAAGCGGTACCGTTCCACACCTTCATCTTGAAGTTTTGGGTGTCGAACCAGTGTTGGTCAAATATGTGTGGGGCAGCTGGAGCTGTCTGTTTAACGATTGGTAGGGCAGGCGTAGCACCATAGGTGAGCACGCCTGTGGTAATGTTCACGTCTACGTAGAGCCAGTAGTCTGTTCCACTAGGAAGCTCTGGAGAGCCAAACCCCGTCCAAGCATTGGCAATGTCACTCTCGATCGACACTAGGTAGTTGGACTGCCCATGTGCAAAGTTGAGAATGAGTGGAGAGTTTCCTGCTAGGAGCGTCACCGACGTTGGGAGTGGCTGCAGGTAGTTTGGTACTCCTGCTCCTGTTTTTTGGCCGTTGGCAACACCTTGCCGGAATTGTAATAGCATGGACTTGGACTCGTTTTGGGATCTCGTATTTATAGCACCCTGCAAAACTCACCAGACACAGAAATGCTCCCGAAGGAGCATTTGGATCACTTGATGAGGTATCGAGTTGCTGAGGAGTTTGTCGTCCCCAGCGATCGCCACTCGGGCTTCACTGGCTGATCATGTCGGATCCACACTTTCCCAACAAGACCGATGATTCCCCATTCTTTTCGATGTTGGCGTCCCACATATTTCACAGTGGGATCCCAATCTGGGTTTAGAGCAAATGTATCCTCAACGTATGTTTCAGCGTCTTCAGGAATGGCAATTCCATCTCTGATGGCAGTATCCAGTTCGTAGTTGTGTTCCACATCTCCAGCATTTGTTGCCTCTACCCAGCGAACACGTTCCTGTTGGATTGGGATTTTGCGACCAAAATCATCATACAAGAATCGCCCTGCCCAATACGTCTCTGCACTGTCGCCAACAAATGCTCCTGTTCCAGATACCACACCAACAATGGAGTCAATAGTATCCCCAGCCTCCCACACGCGAACTTTATCGCCAACTAACACAACACAACAACCAACACGATCTTCGTTGGATGGGTTGCCGTCAGCCCACTCGAAGAATTCAGCGTAGTCCGCATGCAATGTCGAGAAGGTTGTTCCGCCAGAAATCGCCCCCGTAGCCCACACAGCAAATTCCGCTGCAATCACAGGGTATGTGGTCGAGTTGACAGCAGTGTTAGTGGAATACGCAGCAAATGCGAGGTTTGATGCGATTGGGCGAATCGCTACGTTCACTCCCGGGTTGACGCTCGTCGCGCTCGTGCTGTTGTGGATAAACACACCAACGTCAGACACGCCAACTTGATAACCAAGGGCATCAATTGTTGTAGTTCCGGAGTAGATCCCCATACCGACCGTGTAGGTGTTGCCATACAAGTTCAAACTCTTTGACCCAGTTACTGTCAGCCCAGCATCGAAGTTGTATGTGGTCGTTGAGTTTCGAGCGTAGTATGAGCCAAGCAGCGTGGTTAGATCAGACTGCACAACAGCTGTATTGCCTGTGATTCGGCCTTTGGTGTCCCAAGTGATCTTCGAAAAGTTCGTTCCCGCTGTTTGAGTGATTGTCGCCAATGTCGTTGGGATTGTGATGTTGGCTGTCCCATTGAACGAAGTGGCAGTTCCTACAACATCACCACTCGTTGCAATTGTGCGTGCGGTTGCAAGCGATGTTGCAGTTGCAGCGTTTCCTGAAATTGTAGTCTGCAGTGGGTGGACGTGATCTGAACGAGCTGCAGATGCAGCCGTACCAACACTACCAGTTCCAGCTGCAACCAGGGGTGTAGTTGCGCCATAAGTCACAGTTCCCGATGCCCCGGTGGGACCCGTTGCCCCAGCTGTACCGGCGGTTCCAGCTGCGCCAGTTGGTCCGGTTGGTCCAGTCGGACCAGTTGCCCCACTACCCGTTCCACCACTACCCGCGGGGCCTGTTGGGCCGATCGCACCCGTCGATCCTGTAGGTCCCGTCGCTCCCTTTGCCCCTGTTGCACCTGGTGTACCGGCAGTTCCAACTGCGCCAGTTGGTCCGGTTGGTCCAGTTGCCCCACTGCCCGTTCCACCACCTCCAGCAGGACCTGTTGGGCCAACTGCTCCTGTGGCTCCAGTTGGTCCCGTCGCCCCACTGCCCGTTCCACCACTACCCGCGGGGCCTGTTGGGCCTGTTGCTCCATTCAAACCAATTCCGATAGGGCCAGTTGGTCCGGTTGGGCCTGTAGCTCCATTTCCAGTTCCACCACCAGACTCCACAACCCCTATCACTTGTTGGAGGTGCTCAGTGCCAACAATCATCGGGAAGAACCGAATTTGATTCGGCGACATCACACGTGCAATCGGCAATTGTGGTGATCGAGTGGGGTTGGATGCTGTGGGGTTAACTTCCGTCAATCCACCATTCACATCAACCCACAACGGCGCGTTGACCGTCGTCCAATTCCAACCCATATTCTCGATCACCCCCTGAAGTACAATGGGGCCTTGAGTGTTTGTCTGAATCGAAGATGTTGCAATTCCGAGAATTTTTGATCCAGTATCTTCGTAGTTCGCTAGTCGGATAAAATCCGCATTGGTTAGACACACTATCGAGTACGCTGGGACAGACTGCTGAGCAGTCACTTGAAAGATTCGAGTCTCCAACGAATTTGGAGCTGACACTGTCCCATTTACATAGATGTAGTCTTCTGTGGTAAAGAACTCACCATTTGATTTCCGAACCGGACGACCATTCCCGTCATAGATGATCTTTCCAGTAGGAATGTCCGTACCAGATGCGCCTATCTGCGTTCCATATGGACGATGCTCGATTGTGGTGTTGTTGACCAACTTGCCAACAAAGATTCGAATCCGTTCAATCCAAAGTGACCCAGACCAGACTTTTGTTGTGTGATTGACTGTGTCATACCAATGGCGATCGTTTTCTGGAAACTGAGGAGCTGTTGGGGAGACAACGAGGGGGTATCGACTCTGACCATACGTCAACACACCTGTTGTTGCGTGGACATCTACATACAGATGGTAGTCAACCCCAGCTGGGTACGTCGCCGTGCGAAATCCAGTCCACGATACCGTGTTTTCAATCGAGATCAGGTAGTTTGTCGTCTTGTGAGCAATGGCCAGTACCAATGGGCCAGTTGTGGTCACAAGATCCACAGTATTCCACGTAGTGCGGAGAAACGCGGGGGCGTTTGTAGCTGCATCAAAAGATGAGCTGACGACACCATGTCGAAAATTGATAACCATTACACTGCAACCTTAGAGTTGCAGTATTTACTCGGGTCGGTAGTGTTTTGTTAGCGCATGATCCCCTGCGACTGAAGCAAGTGGGTAAGTTTGATCACGTGTTTACAAATCGCTGGTTGATCTGATGCAGGCTCCCGATCGCTCATTCGTGGACCCTTTGGGATATACGGTTTGGTGATTTCCCCAAACAACACCCGATAGCGCGAATTCACTGCCGCAAACCGATAGTAGAAATCTTCGCAGTTGCATGAAATTTGAACATCGTCTGCACGAGTCGCGATGGGAGCAAATTGCATCGGTGTCCCATCGCTGAGTTCAACGGATGCACCACCTGACGGAGTTTCGGATACCACAGCTCGTATTTTGGCAGTGTGTCCTGTGCTTGTCTTAGCTTGGAACACAAGATCAGATTCGCCAATTCGTTGAACGTGGTACCCTCCAACGATCTGAACTTGGTCTGCAATGTGGTGTCGCTTTTCTGTTGGAATTTGTTCCGTGTTCCGGATCAACTCCTGCATGGTCATTTCAACGAGCATATATGTGTTCTGTGTATCACCAATACTTAGCCATCACCAGCTCGTCAACTCCCGTCGTCTGATCTTGGATAACCAGAGAATGTCGAATTCTCGATGAGATTGTAGTTGGCGCAATGTATTCCATCCCGCGATGAACATACATCGCGGATCGAGGAGCGCGTCGAGTGATGTACTGCGAGTACTCCAATCCATCGTAGTATCCAACCGTTTCCGCAGTCAATAGTTCATATCCTGTCAGATAATGGGTGGGGTTTGGATTAAAGTCAATCTCTGTTGGTGAAATGATAGTGCCCGCCACTATGAAATTCTGCAACCCCACCGGGGGAGCTCCTGTAATTACATCCCCCTCTACCAACTCGCCCATTGCTGTGGCGTATACCAAACGACCAAGACTTGTCCAATTCCAATGCGGATTGTGGATGACGCCTGCAACTAGGATAGTGACTGGATATTGCTGGAAGCCATCCATACGCTCATACCCAATAGTCGACCCCACAACAGAGTTTGTTGGATCGAAGATGAATGGTTGCTGCACGACTGGACGCCACACAGTGTTCGTGTTTGTATCACCCCCAGCAACATGCACGACCAAATCCTGCAGGCTTGCACCATAACGAGCGTGACGCTTTAGTTTGTACGTTGACATGTCAATCCGATACAATCCATTCTCGTGAGGATCGGTTTGATCTTTGACCAACACAGTGTCCACTATGCTAACTTCGACGCCGTCTATCATGATCGGCGAAGTTGCATTCAAATCAATAGACGCTGTTGTCGCAACAGCAGCGCTCACAGTACTCGTGACCATCCCAACCAATCCTTGATCGGGGTAGGTCGGAATGCCCGGAACGACTGCATTTACGTGAGTTGGCATTGCTGGTAGCCCAACACTATCCAACCACTCCTGTTGGGTTCCAGTGAACCCACTCGCCAAGGCAATCTCATATGGATCCATCGGAAGAAACACAATGCTGTTTCCCGCCATTGGTAGTGCTGTTCTTGAGCGAATGTAGTGATTTTGTGACGAACAGCTTTTTGGCGTATTTGCATACACATTTTGTGCATCACATGGCTGCTCGTAGTACTCATGAGGGTTTCCGTTCAACACAAATGACTCAAAGCCTGGAAACTTGAGTTGTGGTGGTGTCCCATATGGATGAAGCGAGTTGCAGATTTCACTGGTTGGGATAGTGCAGTCGCTTGTTCCACCATCGAATCCGTTCTGCTCATACTGGTACGCCTCAAAACCATCTCGACAGATCGAGATGATTGTTTGGTCAGCAATTGGCTCTGCACAAATTGCGCTACCATCCAACGCACGAGTTGGGCAAAAGGCTAACCCCAACAGCTCCGTTGAGGGGATTGGTGGCACAACAGGGACAGCATCCGTGCAGTGTTCATATTCCACATCTTCAAAAATGAATTCTTCATACCCACTGCAGCAAACAGGCAATCCACAGCTAGACGAGTTGAACACGGCAGCATAGAACTCAGGTGGCAAATCTGCCGTCGTGACGTAATCTCCACCAACATATTTCAATAGGTACTTTGGTGTTTTGTGTTCCGAATCGTTCAGAGGAGGGACCTCCTCAACCTCCACCCCTTGGTTCACGAGATCCAAGAACCACTGAAGTCGTGATTGAAACTGAACTTTCGTGAGATTAACTTTCAGCACATCACCTGTCCGAAGTTTCCAGGGTGCTGCAGCGATGTGTAAGGTTAGCCGATTGTCGTCCCCTGCACGGAGTTCGCGAATCGTGGTCCACCCACCAATGTCAAACGATTGCGTAGTGGTTAGTCTTCCAACACTGTTGGAGCGGAATCTGTGCTTGGTTGATGAAATTGTTTCCAACCAAGCAGAGTACGTGCCAGTAAACCCTTGCTCACGCGCTCTGCGAAATGAGTACACTTCAAATGTGGACCTGAACCAGCTTGTTGGATCTGTTGGAGTGGGAGATACACGAACTGCGTACAATTCTTCGTCGTACGCCAAACCAGATCCCGACAACTCCCACTCCGAGAACGTCCCTTCGCCACGCACACTAGCCGTATCGAACACCAACAGCCCAGTCGCTGCATTATATCCAGTCACTGTGGCAGCAAGCTCACCAGCAGGATTCCACAGGGTGATGTCATCTCCAACCACTATGTTGAGATTCTGTGGAACGGTGCAAAACTGTTGTCCCAACACCAAGTTGAGTGTGCTAGCTGATCGAATTTTGAACGCATTCAAAAGTTCAGCAACGGGCGTTGTGGTTCCGTCTGTCGTCAGCAGTGTTGGAATTTTGAATCGTTTGAACCGAAACCGGTCAACTTCCTGCATTCGAGTCGGGAGTTCGACCATGACTCGAATTGGCTGCAATGGTTCACCAAACATCCGAAGCACGCGGACGTTGAGTTGTGTAGATTCGAGTGGTGCAAGATCACATGGGAGCTGTTCAACACCAACAACACCAAAAAATCGATAGAATAACTGCTCGCCACCACCGGTCATGGCTACGGGATATCCCGTATCTTCGGTCGTGTATTCAAACCACGTTGACGATTCGAGTGAGTTTCCAGTTGGTACAGCATCACCAGATGGTAAGATTGTCAACTCTTCCCCATACGCTTCTGATTCAAAACCACCAAATCCCAACTGTGGCTCAACAAAATTGCACGGACCACACGAAAGGTTGTGATCAATTTCAACCAAGCTAAGCTGCTGTTCGGTAACATTCACTCGAACATCATCTGTAAAGCGGAGCGTCATCCCCGCTTCCAGGATTTTGGTACGATATGGCTTCACAACCTGCGCGTACTCCAACAACCCAGTGAGGGGGTTGGCGCACACAATGGGTGTTGGCAGGTTGGTGGGAGTCACTGGCACGTTCCTTTAGTTTACTTGGTGCGTTGATTCGAGGTACACGTAGCTGGTTTTGAACACATCTGCGTAGTTGTACCCACGA